ACCAAGAGCAGATCTTTAGCGACCTGGCTAAAGGCATCATCAAGGTAGTGACCTACTGCGAAATGCTGAGCGAAGGCGTTGATGTACCGAGCATCAATGCAGCAATCCTGCTGCGACCTACGGCATCGGTGACGATGTACCTACAGCAGGTTGGGCGGTGCCTTAGGCCAAAGGCTGATGGGTCGTCTGCGATCATCCTTGATCACGTCGGCAACGTAGAGCGCCACGGCCTACCGACTGAGGAACGCAACTGGACGCTAGAGGGCCGCGACAAACGCAAACGCGATGCAGCGCCAAGCGTGCGCATGTGCCCAAGGTGTTTTGCTGCAAATGCAACCACCGCAAAGGTATGCGGCGAATGCGGCCATCAGTTCACTACTGAGGCACGAGAGCTTGAGGAGGCCAGCGGCGAGCTGGTGGAGATCACCGCGGAGCTGCGCCGTAAACGCGCTGAGGTAGGCGGCGCCCGCAGTATGGAGGATCTGCTACGCCTCGAACGGCAACGCGGCTACAAACCAGGCTGGGCGAAACACATAATGGCTGCACGGCAAGCCAGGAGGGTGGGATAATGCTTAGACTGTTAGACACCTTTAGCGGTATCGGTGGATTTAGTTATGCGGCAGAGCAAATCGTCGGCGGATATGAGACGGTAGCGTTTGTTGAACGCGATCCGTTCTGCCAGAAAATCCTTGCAAAACACTGGCCCACCATTCCTATTCACGATGACATCTGCACTTTCAATCCAGCACCAGGATCAGTTGACGTTATTTGCGGTGGATTCCCCTGCCAAGACATTAGCACGGCAGGTAAACAAGCCGGCATCAAGGAAGGCACTCGGTCTGGTCTCTTTTACGAACTCATGCGAGTCGTTTGCTTGGTACAGCCCCGATACGTCGTCTTGGAGAACGTCGCAGCGATCACTGCTAACGGAATGGACGTTGTACTCGGAACGCTGGCCAAGGCAGGGTTTGATGCGGAATGGGCATGTATACCGGCAAGTGCTGTGGGAGCCTGCCATCAACGTGACCGGTGGTGGCTTGTTGCGTACTCCAACCGTTGGGATGGTCAATCAGGACAGGTCGCAAGATCCGCAATACATGAGCAAGCTGCTCGCCAAAGGGCAGACGGTGACGCTGGCAGCGCAGATGAAGTCGGCGGAGATGCTGCCAACGCCCAGAGCGGGGGAGACATCAGACAGGACCAGTACACCGGGCAACCGTTTCAGCCTCAGTGCATGGGCGAGCCGGGGATGCTCAACATTGCCAACGCCAGTAGCACGAGATTGGAAAGGCAGAAGCACCCGCAATGGCGCATTACCCAACAACTTTGTCCCGACTGGGGGGGGTATTTATCTCAACCCGTCCTTCGTCGAGGAGATGATGGGCTTTCCGGTCGGGTGGACCGTCTTAAAGCCTTAGGGAATGCAGTGGTGCCGCAGGTGGCTGCCATACCATTGGCCCGTGTGCGCGAATTAGCCAATGTCTGAACAACACATCCAACAACACATTCGCCTAGCGTGCAGCACTGGCGCCACGCGGCTATTCCGCAACAACACCGGAGTGCTGCGGGACCAGCATGGCCGCCCGGTCAGCTTCGGCCTATGCAAGGGCAGCGCCGATCTGATCGGCTGGACGACGCGCACGATCACCGCCGATATGGTCGGTCAGCAGGTTGCGGTGTTCACCAGCATTGAGGTCAAGACGCCTACTGGCCGCCTGACACCAGAGCAGAAGCAATGGCTGGCAGCAGTCGAGACCGCAGGCGGAATCGCTGGTGTGGCGCGGTCTGTGGCCGATGCCGAGGCATTGTTACGAAATGCGACTGGCATGGGTTGACACTGGCAGCAGTGCCTGTAGGATATGGGGACGCAGGCAAGACCTGCACCGTACAAACCGCAATGACAAACATTACCCAAGCATCAACCAAAGCTGACATCATCACGGCAGCCATGGAGATCACCGACAGCCAACAGGCCAAGATCGATCAACTACAGCAACGGCAAGTGATCCTATTTGGATTGGTTGCAGTGCTAAGCATCATCAATTTGCTCGGCTGATATAACTGAGGGATAACAGTGCGGCCAGGCGTGTCAACCCTCAACTAATCAAACTAAACACCATGAAAACACTCGTCTTTATCTTTGTTGCAACTGGTCTGTTCTACATCACAACAAACAAAACACTGTCTCAAATGACGGAAACAGATTGCAAGGCTGGCATCATTGCAGCGTGCCAGCGATGACCTTATCCAATGAGCAATACCACGCTGATCCAGCAGTTAGCGCCAGCCACCTGCACGCTATTGCAAAAAGCCCGCAACATTACTGGAGCCGTTACCTTGACCCGCAACGCCAGCCGGTAGAACCTACTGCTGCAATGCGTCTTGGCAGCTTGGTGCATTGCGCCGTGCTGGAGCCTGAGGAACTGCATAAGCGCTATGCCGTCTGCCTGCCGCGTAATACCAAAGCAGGCAAAGAAATGGCGCTGGAGCTTGATGCAAAGGGCATTGAGGCAGTAACGGGATCCGATATGGACCTAGCGCTGGCAATGGCCGTATCAGTGCGCAGCCATCCGGTTGCCGCTGAACTGCTAAGTGTTGGTCTTGCCGAACAGAGCGTTTGGTGGGATGATCCTGCTACTGGCCTGCGGTGTAAGTGCCGCCCGGATTGGATTAATGGGTTAACGATCGTTGACCTAAAGACCACAACAGATGCCAGCCCTGATGGTTTTGCGCGATCCGTTGCGCAGTACCGCTACCACGTGCAGCAGGCGCATTACTTGCAATCGCATATTGCAGATCGGTTTATCTTCCTTGCGGTAGAGAAAACCTTCCCCTATGCCGTTGCCGTATATGAGCTTGATGCTGATGCTGTTGCAGTTGGTAAACAATTGCAACAAAGCAACCTGCAAGCAATCGCTAACTGCAAGGATGCTCAGGCCTGGCCCGGTTACACCGACCAGATCCAAACGCTTAGCCTTCCCCGCTGGGCGCAACACACACCCGAGCTGGCCCTGTCGCCAGATGATTTCTAATGAGCAACCTAACCACCTGGACACCAGAACAAACGCAACTGATCAGCAGTACCATTGCACCCGGTTGCAGCGGTGATGAGCTGAAGCTCTTCGCCTATGCCTGCCAACGCACGGGGCTAGATCCGTTCAGCAAGCAGATCTACGCCATCAAACGTGGCGGAAAGATGACCATCCAAGCCGGCATCGACGGCCTGCGTGCTATCGCAGAACGCACCGGACAGCTTGATGGCTCTATGACGTACTGGTGTGGCGCTGATGGCGCATGGCAGGATGTGTGGCTTTCCGATAAGCCACCTGCTGCTGCGAAGACCACCATCTACCGCAAGGGCAGCAGCCATGCGTTTATTGGTGTGGCGCGGTTTGCGGATTACAACGCCGGCCAGGGCCTGTGGTCCAAGATGCCTGCCGCGATGATTGCAAAGTGTTCTGAGGCACTCGCACTCAGAAAGGCATTTCCAGCCAACCTCTCGGGCGTCTACACCACCGACGAAATGGAGCAGGCGGAAGAGGTCACAGTGACACCTGTGGCTGCCCCTAAGGCTGCTCTGCCTGCCGCTGCGCCCAAGGGCACTAGCGCAACGTTTACCGCCGGCAAAGCCGCCATATCAAAGGCTCAGACGCTGGATGAGTTGGCTGCGATACCAGCTAAGATGGCGGCTCGTTTGGCGGCGGGTGACATCACCCAAGACCAACACGATCAACTGCTAGCCCTAATGGTGGAACGCGAGTCCGCCATCACCGACCTTTTTGAGGATTGATCCATGAGCCTTTATGCTTCCGGTGTTGTTCGCATCATTAGCGACCTACAACTGAAATCATTAGACAGTGGTAATGTTGTCGTCAACTTTGCCGGTGGTATTACCGAAGGCAAGGACAAGGATGGTAACTACATCAACAATGCCATTGATGTAGAAATCTGGGGTAAAAGCGCCAAGATTGTTTATGACAAGCTCAAAAAAGGCGACAGCCTATTTGTTACTGGCAACATTCGCCGTAATGAATGGATGGATAAAGACAGCGGCACAAAACGCAGTAAGCATTCCATGTCGGTTGCGCGGTTTGAGTTCCTGCCGCGTCCTAAAATGGATGAGGCACACGATGCGTTCTAATGGACCACGAAACTATCTTTATTGAATGGTGGAAACAATCCTATCCATTCAACCCTGGCGCCCATGCAGTAATGACGCATACGGCATTTGCTAAATACGTCTTATGCTTGCACGATGCCCAGAATGCCCAAAGTGTAAAACAAGATACAACGAAGTAATCTTGCGCAAGCCAACAACTGACGGTGATTTTATTCGTCGCCGTCATTGTTTGGATTGCGGCCATCGATGGTACACGCTGCAAACAGCGGAAACACTAATCGAAGGCCACACGCTTCAATGGTCAAAACTCACCCGTACTTACACCGTTAATGAAACCCCATCAACTTGACCAGCAACGCACCATCATGATGGATGCGCTGTACGCCAAAAGTGGCCGTACATGCGGCACCTACACCGGACTGTGGCAAGAGTTCTGCCAAGATCTCGGCCCCAATTTCCGGGACACCGACTACGAACAGCTCCATGCTGACGTGTGCCAGGCGATGGATGACATCAATTCAATCATGACGCCAAAACAAGCGCACCAGGCAATTGCCGTGTGCCGTCGTCACCTGCTGGGGAGGTGGGCATGAGGCGTCTGCTATTGCTGTTGGCCATGCTTGCCGCGCCGGTCCAGGCCCGCACCGTCACAGCCACGGTCTATGATCCGTGGTATGCAGGCCGCCCCGACTACTGCACGGGCCGCGCCTACCAGCACTGGGGGATCAGCGCAGCTCATCCTTTCTTGCCATGCGGAACCCTGGTCCGTGTCACCCATCGCGGTCGATCGCTGGTAGTGCCGATTAAGGACCGCTGCGACTGCAACAGCATCGACCTGTCAGCAGGTGCTGCCTATCGCCTTGGTGTGCCGCTTGATGGGATAGGAACCGTGAGCATCAGCTACTGATGGCGCCGGATGTCTTCACCGCCGGCGGCCTGCGCGTAGAGCGCCGCCACGACCGCTGGAACGGCACCAGCTACATGGCCTGGCGGCCCCACGTTTCGATGCTGTTCACCGACACCAAGGAGCTGCTGCGCTTCATTGCATGGCCGGCCAAAACACCAACGGGTGAAGCCTTGCGCGAGTGGCTCAAGGTTAAACCTGCCGACCAGGCGCCCGAGACACCCGCAGCAGCCCCCAGCGGCTTCGGCCCTGATCCTGAGGATCCCAACTACCAGACCCGTACCGTTATCTGACATGGATTTGGTCAACCAACCACCGCACTACTGCCAAGGCGGTATCGAGTGCATCGATGCGATTGAAGCCGCGCTCACGCCAGAGGAATTTGCTGGTTACTGCAAGGGTAACGCAATTAAATACATCTGGCGCATGAATCATAAGGGCGGCAGGGAATCACTTGCCAAAGCCCGCTGGTATGTAAATCGTCTTTTTGACAAACCATGATCCTTTCAGACTTCCAGATTGCCCAGTTGATTGAGCAAGGCATGGTTGAAAACCATCTACCTGAGCTGATCAATCCCGCCAGTCTTGACTTGAGACTCGGCAATACCATTATGATTGAATCGGCGGCTAGCCATGACATGATCCCAGTTGACATCAGCAAAAGCAGCAGGGATCAACCCTATGAGTTGGTGCCAGGGCAATTTATCTTGGCTGATACGATGGAATCATTCAACATGCCGGAAGATATTGCCGGCTTGTTTTTCCTTAAGTCAAGCCGCGCACGCGAAGGCTACGAAAACTTGCACGCTGGTTATGCCGATCCCGGCTGGCATGGTAGCACCTTAACGCTTGAGCTAAAGAACAGCCGCCAGTTGCAAAGATTACCGATATGGCCTGGCCTTAAGATCGGGCAGATGGTATTCTTCAGGATGAGTGCCATACCTGCAACTAGCTATGCGGTTGTTGGTCATTACAATGGCTACCTATCAACAACCGCCAGTCATGTCCCAAAATGATTCATCCTTGAAAGAATACTTACGTGAGATTGCGCGGTATCCGCTGCTGTCGCCTGAGCAGGAAATCCAGCTTGGGCGGCAGGTAGTAAAGATGCAGCAACCTGATTGCACTGATCGGGAGCGACGGCAAGGGCAACGCGCTAGGGATAAGTTCATCCAATCAAATCTTAAGTTGGTTGTCAATATCGCTAAAAAATATGATGGCAGGCAACGCAAAGCAATGATGCTGATGGATTTAATACAAGAAGGCAATATAGGTCTAGCGCGTGCTGTTAACATGTTTGATCCCAGCAGGGGCTATAGGTTTACAACTTATGCTTACTGGTGGATTAAACAAGCAATTCATCGCGCTATTGCCAATAATGATAATATGATTCGCATACCATCGTCTTTGCATTCAAAAATAATTAAAATTACCAAGGTGCAAGCTATGTTAATGCAAGAACTTGAGCGATTACCAAGTCAGCAAGAAATTGCAGATGAATTAGGAATAACAATAGATGAAATGATAACAGCAATCCAACGCAACCAATCAATATCTAGCCTTGATGCAACCGGCGCTGAACTAGATCGATCAGCAATTATTGATTTTATTGCTGATGAAACCCAGTCCGGTGCATTAGACGCAATAGAAAATAACGACGCAATTAACAAAATGCTTCAAATCTATGGACAATACATTGATCAAACAACGCGCTACATCATTGAGTGCAGACTACTTGATAGACCTACGTCGTGGCTTGAATTGCAAGAAAATACTGGTTATAGTATTGCAAAGTTGCAATCAATGCACGCAAGTGGACTTAATAGATTACGATTAATGCTTGATCCAATTGTCAATTGATTGCTGCCGTTCGATTGTATGAAATTGCTGTAGCGAATACCATTCCAACCAGTTAGTGCTGCCTTTACCGCGATTGCAACGTTTGCAGGCTGGTATCAGGTTAGATGTAGTCGTTGTGCCGCCTTTATGGCGTGGCTTGACATGATCTAACGTATCAGCGGAGTTACCGCAATAGGCGCAGATGAAGCACCATGCCTCAAAGATTTCTTGCCTAAACTGGTTCTTCGCACTCCGCTTCGGGATCAGTTGCGTTTCGTCGATTTGATGATCCACGCAACTCCGGGATTGGTAGGACTTGAACTGAAAGACCCAGAATGTGATCGTTTGATGCTGCTAATTCTGTTAAACGTGCTATAAAATTATCGCTAACCTCTCCGGGATCATCATCCGTGCTTTCAATCACTATTGTGTAGTCAATTTCAAGGACGTATTGTCTCATGCGATAATGCACCAACCTGTTGACGGTCCATCAACCATCCAACGAGGTTCCCAGTTGGCATAACTGTAGTGGAGTTTGGATCCTACGGTACTGCCATAGGTTCCGGCGCTTAAATTCATTTCACCCCATGGATCATTGACCCAGTAGCCTTTGGCGTCATAACCGATGATGCACAGCCAGTGGCCGCCGCCGCTGGGCGCCGTAACCGGTCCATGATGCAGGAAACCAGCGGGGACAGGTTTGCCAGCATCAATCTGCCGCTTTACTAGATCACGGTTGCCGCCAGTCTCGAAGCGGGCCTTGATGCCGTACTTAGCCAGTGCCTTGAGTTGCACTGATGCATCGGTGGTATCGCCAATGCTGAAGACGGTTTTGATGTAGTCGTCATCGCTGTGGATAGCACCAGGCTTCAGCGTCATCAGCAGCATGGCGCAACTGGAGCTGAAGCAGGTGCGGTTTGCATCGCGGTAATTGTCCCGCTGCGACTGGTATGGCACTGGCAGCGGATTTGATTGCTTGCCGGCTTGACTCCAGACGCTGAACCACGGACGGCTGCGACGCATGGCAACGTCATAGCCATTCAGCCGGATGTCCTGCTCCAGTTCAGTGATGGCCGCAAGCTGATGCGGCAGGTTTTTGTTGTTGCGAAAAAGCTGATCAAGGCTGATCGGGCTTGTATTCGTCACTTGCGACGCTTCGGGAATACAAGCGTCAGCACTTGCAGGATCAGTTGGATGTTGCTATTGGCCCGCATAGGGCTTAGAGCAATCAGCTCACTTGATGCGGCGACTCCAATTGCAATTGCAGCAGCAGTTTGGGCGTCCATCTCAGATCTGACGGTGTGCCTCTAGTTTAGCAATGCGCTGCTCTGCTGTACCAAGGCGGCCAAACAGTTCGCGTCGGTCGGTGCGCATGTCTTCACGGATCGCCGTAAGTTCAGCGGCAATGTGCTCGACACCAGCACTGAGCTTGACGATGGCGATATTGGCTTTCTCGTCCTCTTGGCTGCGTGATGCAACCCAGCGGGAGGCACTACCACCAACACCACCTAAGACCAGGCAGGCAAGACCAACGATCAGATTCTCGATCACGGTCTTGGCGGTGCATTGCGTCTTATATCCAGTGTAGCTAATCGGTTAGGATCGGTGCGCTGATCGTAAAGCCGCGCTTGCTGTCGATTACCTCTAGGCCCTGCTGCGGGCGTTCTGGCGGAAAGCCCAGCTTCAGGCCATAGGCAGTAGGACCAATCAAGCTGCCGTTTACCGTCCAGCTAGAGCCATGGGTAAGGGTGTGGAAGTGACCCAGAAAAGTGTGGTCTGCCCTGATACCTACATCCTGGCGGTAGATGTATTTGGTTAGCGGTACTGTGATACCGCCAACACCGCCAGCATATTTGATTGCATCGCCGTGCATAAACCTTAGCTTTTTGCCTAGCACATCAAGATATAGCGTATTGCCATTTGAAATGATGAACTCTACTTGCAAGTTGCCACTGTAATGACGCCGCAGGCTTTGATACATCAACCATTCGTAGCTGGTTGCATGGGCATTATCGGCCTGCATCTTTATGGTTGTCCTGCCATGGTTGCCGTAGCAGCATGGAACCAGAATCTTACTGAAGCCACCATTGGCTAGCAGGTAATCAATGCCGCGAACAATGGCTTTCTCACATTCAATGATCTGCTGCGTAGGCGATAACTCCTGCAACTGGATCTGTTCAGGATGCAGCCAATTATCAATTAGATCACCGCCCAGAAACACCACCATCTTGTCAATGCTGCTGGTTGATCGCAGCATGGTAATTACTTTAAGTGCATTTCTAAACAGTGCTACCGTGCGACTGTGGAATGTATCTACGTCATAGGAATTAAGGTCATTTACCGTTTCAGGTTTTACTACGGCGCCGCAATGCCAATCAGTGCAAAGCAGTACCGGCACGGCTTCATTGCGATCAATGTTGCTGGATCGTTCAATAGCAGCGGGTGTTTCAATGGCCTTGATGTCAAGCGCAACTGCAAGCCGTTCTTGAAGGCTCTCGACATGCGTTAGTAATCGTTCTCTTTCTGTCGATTGCGTTTTTATTTCACCGCGTAACTTGCGTATTTCAACTTGAAGATTGATTATATCGGTTGTATTTTGATTCTTGCCGTTGGGGCACATGCCCGGCTTGCAGAACAATTGCCCGCTTTCATCGCGCAGCAAATCAGCAAGCGGCAACTTCTCGCGGCACCTCCGAAAACGACGACAGGAGTGAAGCTCGCTGGATGCTTCCATGCCATTAGTTTAATTGTTCCAATGCCTTAACACGCCAGCAACAATGCAGGCATTGGTGCTGATATAGCTTAGCAGGATCAGTGTCCTAATCGCTGCTATGGCGTCTGCTTCACGGTTATGGCGCCCAGCCTTCTCACCGATGGCTAGGCACCAAAGCCGCCACACCCTACGCCCAGGGGACACCAGCCGCCTTAGTGGGGGCAGCCTGCTCATCGAGTTGGGCTTGGAGGGCAGCTTCGATGGCGGGTACGTCCAGCTTGTCCTGCACCCAGCCGATCACCAGCTCAGGTGTCAGGTCGGCGTAGGGGATCACGTCGCCCTCAGGCTGCTCCAGGCCGATGGAGCCATAGGCAGAGCTGGCGTAGGTGCCATTGTTGGCAGCAATGGTGTAATGCACGGTAAAAACAATACCATCAGCCGTGTGGCGTTCGAGGTTGGCGATGGCCCAGGTGTAGGTGGTGGTCATGGTGGTGTGGTGGTGGTGGGTAGTGGCGTTGACTACGCGCCCTCAAGGGCGGATAGGCGGGTTTCTAGGGTTTCGATGCGAGCAATGGCTTCCTGCAACGCAGCCGTCAGCAGGGGCACCAGTTTGGATTGGTCGATGCCTTGCATGACGGGTTTGCCGTCAGCATCCACTTCATCCTTTGTGCCGTGAACAGCTTCAGGTACTACTGCTTGCGCTTCGTGGGCCAGGAAACCGTCAACCGTAGTGTTAGGGTCAGCCTTGAAGTTAAAACGGCTGGGCTTTAATTGTTTGAAGCGGGTAATGCCATTGGCCATTGGAACAACATTTTCTTTCAGGCGGTAGTCTGAGGAAGTGTTGTAAGAAGTTGCAGTGTTAGTTGTTTTAATACTTCCCACTTCAGTGCTTGTATAGTTAAAAGCGATTGCTGTGGACAGAGTAGATACTGATGTAGTCATTAGCATCCCATTTCCAATTCCTGATCCCCATCCACTGACAGAAAAACCGCTATTACCAGTAATGGATAACCTGTAAGTTGCTGTGTCTGTGTTTCCAATAGATACGTTGCCGGTTTGCCCTATCCTCATCCTCTCCGTAGGACTAGCCGCGCCATCTGCCGTAGTGGAGAACACTAGGCGGCC